AGGGTATGCATCATTCGGTGTGGGCCATAACTCAAGCCTTGTCTTTACCGCGCTAGATACTTCCGATATATTACGCAAGTCCCATCGTGAAGGCCAGCGTTGATTTATAACAGGTAGTATGTTATGCTCGGGAACACCAATACCAATCTGTAGTTCAATGAATATACCGCCAGTGGTTCTTTGCACTGAAACGGTAAATGGTTTTAATGGATCTAAGTCTGGTGGTAGATCGTATAGAACTTGACCCGATACAGTGGAGCCAGGTTCTCTATCGTTTACTCTGTGTGTGAGTAAATCACCAAACTCATAGAACAGTTGCTCTTGACCGCTTCTTAACGCAGAATTGAATAACTCCTTCTGGAGTATCGCTCCGTCGCCGGAAGAACTAAACCCTAATCTCTGAGCTAGCTCTGTTCTTAGACTTAGCAGTGTTCTCGCTGCCATTTAGGTCTTTCTCCTTCTCTATGATCCGGTTTATCGAGAGTTCTATACCATCAATAAAATTAGAACCGAATACTTGTTGAAGCGACGATGCACCGTGTAGCGTTTGTAACCTCTCCACCTCTTCCTCGATGCTTGGGATTTCCTTTACTTTGTCAGTCTTTCCAACAATCTCGATATTCTCATTGCCCCATTTGTGAAAAAAGATAGGTAGTTCATGAGCTGGAAAAACTTTAGTGATCTTGGCAAATTGCCCTTTTGAAAGTAAAACTTCTAAAATTGGAACTTTTCGCATTCTTATCTCCCTTTGATAAAAGAAACCGCGGGGGCCGAAGCCCCCACGATCCTATGCTTATTAACCGCCAGTTGCAGTAATAACCCCATGGCAATTCATACGGTTAGCCGTAAGTGAACCGCGCCAGGTCATACCCCAGTAGTAGTTGTAGCTAGTATGCTCACGCGGAGGCTTCCGAGCGATCATATCATTGCCTTCAATTGGTCGTAGCGAGATATGCTTTAGGTTAAGCATGTAGCAACGCTTTGTCCAACCAGTAGTTACACCATTGCTGCTATCAGCGCCGGCTACACCATCAAGATCATCAAAGACCGGATCCCAGATAATGGGAACACCCTGGAAATACAAGCCAGTGAACGTGCCACTGTCTTTAATTTCAAGAGACGGGTCAAGATTCCAAGGAGCACTCATAGAACCAGGCTGTACAGCATAGCGAGTTTCTTTGAGGTCCGCAGCGATTTCATAAGATTTAATGAAATCTGTACCTGCTAGGATGAAGTCTGGACTTCCGCCGTTCTTCTGACAAGCTCGCCACATGGTGTGCATAGGCGTCAATAAATTTAAGCCCGCATAACCAACAGGTCCCGCACCGACAGTATTCAGACCACGACCGAAGTCGAAGTTGCTACGCCAGTATTCATTGCCCGCCGTGGCTCGGTTGATACCGCCAACCGTTCCCGTCATAGACGTTAGAGGAACAATGAAGTCAAGTCCGTTGATCGCAGAGTTTGCCCTATCAGTACCGCCACCAAGATCATGAGTACCATCGAGATGCAAAGACTGATCGAGGATCTTCTCGAAGCCCAGTCTAAGTACTTCCATAGCTTCATTGAACACATTGGTTAGCTGCACTAGAGGTGCCGCGCTTGAGTTGGATGGAGACTGCGAATCTCCGATTAGAATGCCGTTACCAATTAGGTAGTCTTCTGAAAACCTGAAACCGTCGTGCGCCGAGTTCCAAGGGTAATAAGCCTGTCTAACCGTATCGCGAGAGTTAAAGCTAACAGTGCCTGAAAGGTTGGTAGATGTATCACCAAACCATTCAAAATTGTTATCATAACCCGTACGAATCTGCTCTACAATGTTTTCTTTACCGCCGCCCCAAGGCTTCTTTTTAGCCATTAGTGCTTTGAGTAAAGGACGCTGTACAGCAACCTGGTCAATAGGTTTATTCTTCAAATAGTTCTGAAGAGCTACAAATCCCAATTGGGTAATACCACCGGCACTCAGTGCAGTTTGAGCTGAGGGTAGTGCCATTTTTTACCTCCTGGTAAATGTATAATTTATGGAACAGGTTTGGCCACACGAAGGCCTATACGTGCTACTGGTGATGAACCCAGCTCGCATCAAATCCTGTTAGCCGTTCATTGCGTCTAAGTGGGCTTGAAGAAACTCCGGTGTAACCTCAGGTGTACTTATCTCCAATGGATTGCTTGCTCCGCCGCCTGATCTGTTAGGAGCTAGGGGCCTAACACTTTTGCTAGCGTTACCGTTCGCGCGGGCAGCAGCGGTCATTCCACGCGAAAGAACATTATACTGGCTTTGTAACATGTTCAGCCAGTCTTGCGGTGGAAAATTAGACTGCACAATATCCTTGCCTATATCCACCATCAAATCTTTTTTCATAGAGTAGTCAGGGTCTGACTTTTCTAACTCTTGTTCCCAGTTAGTAATACTAGATAAAGCCTCTTCCTGATTCTTTAAATAAGCGCTCTGTTGATTATTCCTAGTAACTTGCATCTGATTAAAATCAGACTCTGCTTGATGCCTAGAGTTCTGTCCAATACGTTCTCTAGCGAGTTTTGTTGCCCAATCCTCACTGATCTCCATGTTTTCAACAGCACCGCTGAGGTCTTCAAAATCGCTATAAGAAGCCTCTTCATTGTCCTTTTTGTTAACACCTAAAGTCTCTCCGATCTTATCGGCAAACTGATCTATAGCCTTCAAAGCCTTGACAGCTTCGTTGTAATCACCAGAGTTTAAGCTCTTAAAGACATTCAAAGACCAATCTAATTGATCGGCATTTGTATTAGAGCCTACAATATAATCCTGTAATGCGCCAGCGTCTTTAAGTGTTGTGTTCTCTGTTTCTAGTTCTTTGGATCTATTTATCCAATGCTCAAATCTCTCTTGAGCCTTAGGTTTTAAGTTACCGTATACCTCAGAATCTTCCTCGCTTAAGTCGAGTTTCTCTTTATCTCCCTCGCTTGTTGAAACCGCTTCTGCTGGTTCTTCTGGGTCAACAACTCTACTCCCCTCGTCTTCTTGTGCTGCCTGAGCTTCTTTGTAGGTGGGAGTGTCAATGTCGGCCTTTGGTTCTTCAACTGGTTCGGGCTCGGGTTCTGATTCTGCTTTGACATCTAACGCCTCCTCTTCTTCTGTGGATTCATCCATAGATTCAAGTTCTTTTTCAAGAACGCTTAGCGTGTCATCATACAGCTCCGCGGTTGACATCTCCGCCTGTGGTTCAGCCATGTAAGTTCTCCCTATCTATATTCGTTACGCGTTCGTTGATTAACTCTATTCTGCGGCGCGTTCATTGCCTCATTCATTCCTTGAGGCGGTGGTACTGCATTGGTTGCTGGGGCTTGTCCTTTACCCATCATTTGCTGCATCATCATTTGATCATTAACTGCTTTCTGCATCTCCTCTGGTAATGGTGGTAAGAACCTACTTAAATCAATACGCTCATCAAAGCGTTTGAAAGTTTCCTCTAATAACTGCACGTACGGATTGAATTGGTCGGGTATACCAGCAGATCTTAACTGTTGTATTAATTCTATGTTCTGCATGATGATAGGCATCAACTCTATCCACCGCATTCGCTCTTCGTTGGTATCTGGAAGACCGGTACTGCCAGCAGCGATGTCTACATATACCGCATCATATAGTTGCTGCTTATTTAAGATGGGCCAAAAAGCATTTGGACCAGCAACAGCGATAGCCCTGTCTGGTGTTACTTCTTGAAGTAAGATTTCAGAAGCAAACCAAGATAGTTCCTTCAACCAATCTTCAGTGGCGTCTATCTTTTCTTGAATTCTTGTTGCCAAGCCTTCTTGCTGAATGTTAGCTTCTGTCGCAGTCTTAGCTCGCATGATACCACCACGCTGAGCATCACCTAGACCACTGATCCATTCCATGTCTGTTCTCAGTGGAGAAGTATCATACATGATTGGATTCATTGGGGGTGAGGTAGCTGGTTGAAATACAGATTTAACATCTTGACCAGAAGCGTTAATCAAAGCAATCTCACCGATAGCTGCGTTACTGAAAACCTCAATATCCTCGTAGTTAACACGAGAAGCGTCAGCAACAAAGAACGGTGCAGATAACTCTCTATGCTTAGACATCTGAGTACGAATCGTATTATACTCATCCTGCAGGTTCATCAAGAGCTCTGTTTCAGACACCGGCCATTCTTGCCCATCAATCCAGTTCAAGCCTAGCAAGAAATATGGAAAGAATCTATCGCCCATCCTGGATGGATGATATGGCTCTCTCAACCACTTCTTACCTCCGTCAGCCCAAGTGTAAACGCTCTGGGTTACTCTATCCCAATACTCCCAGACACCAACAGCTAGGTTAACGTCTTCTGTACTTTGTATCTGCATGCCCTCATCACGGGTCAATCTGTTGAGAATACCTGCATCAGTTCTTTTGTATATAGTAAATTCTTTAACCTGCTCTTTAGAAATTTGAAACCTGTCGCATACATCTTCTGGTGTCATCCAAGTTACGTTAGCAATCCACTTTGCAGAATGATATTCTTGCAAGGTATCCAATGAGGTATCCATTCTGAAATCTTCAGGCCGTACAAAACCAAGGTTCAAACCCTCGCGCTGCATAACTTCTACCTGAGATTCTAGACCAACCATTGTGTCTTTAATTTCTTCGATCAACTCGTCTCTGTCTCCAGAGTAAGTTCCACCCTCCATTAGGGCTTTGACATCAGATTGAATTCTAGCTAAGCTGTCTTGCGCGTCGTTAAACTCTCTACTCACAAGAGGATCTGTGTAGTAATCTCTTTGATAGGTAACCTTAACGATACCAATTTTGCTTGTCATGCAGGAGCGTAGAACCTGCTTCGCAACCTTCTTGAGGTCTGCGCGTTCTAGTTCTTCATTCAGTATAATCTGTAACGTCTCAGAAAAGATATTGGCCACTCTATATTCCGAACTACCAGCGTCCACATACTTATTAGGCTTGATCTTTATTTCTGGATTCTTTGCGTATATATATGGTAATAGACCCTGAAGTGTAGCATGAATGATGTTACCCTTAATTGCTCTACCACCCTCGAATACTGCCTGGGTAGCATCCATCAACTGCGACCTAGCATTGAGCTTGCCTAAAGCATAAACGCGAGCGTGCTCTATTTCCTTGTAATACCTTTTCCACTTCTTGTATGATAATTCAACATTCTTCTGGCAACTCTTTAGCATCCCATCAGAGTCAGCAGACACCTGAGATTGAAGCCCCATATCATCAACTAAAATATCTAGATCGGCCATGATTCATTCCTGTTATATAAAGTATCTAATTGATCCAACCATTCTAAAGTAAATCTTTCGGGAGCTTTCTTCTTCGCCTTGGGCTTAACTGTTCTTGCCCTGCGTAGCATTAAACCATACCTTGTTGCATCAAACAAATGATCCTCCGCACTTGTATCAATATCCTCCACCCTCTTTGGGTCAGCAGGTAATGAAGGCACGGTTCTCAACCAATGCTTACACGTGTTGAAAACCTTTAGGTTCTCGTTAGCCAAACGATCGACAATCTCCTGTAAACCCTGTATCCTAGATCCCGGACCTTTCGCGCTAGACTCCCACACAACACCATAATCAGCAAATACGTCTGCAACACTTTTATGGCGACCGTCACGCATGAAGATCGCAGAATCGGCAACATTACTTTTAAACTTAACCTTAGCATCTTTTTCGTTTTTCTCAGCATCAAGTATATCCCTTGCTATCTCTTCTATTGGTGATTCGCTTCCCTTGTTGGGTTTAGAGCTCCAATAGCGCTCTCTGTAGATATAGATTATACCATCATAGTCCTGAGTGAACCAAACGCATCCAGCTGGAGACTTATACCCATGATCGTAAGATTTCCACCTCTTCCACTCCAGAGGAATCTCAAAAGGCTCAACAACATGAACGCCTGGGTCCCAAACGCCTTCGAAGAAAGCACCCGGTGCTATGTTCCAATCACCATCTAACCACGCCTTTACGAGCCATTCTGGTCCACTCTTTTTGATCCGGTCAACGTAACCCGGGTCGTTCTCCATCAGAGGAGTGTTATCTTGTATCTTCGACGGAATAAAAATAGATTCCCCGCC